AATTTAGAACCGGGATTTTTTCTTCTATAGGAAGCGACACCGGCTCGGGTCATTCCTGCTCCAGACTTTGTAGGTCTAAAGTTTTTCTTGTTTCTTGCAGGCATATTATCCTGTTTTCTCATACTAGCTTTTTTTTGCAGTTTTTGCAGATCTTTTTAATGCTTTAGCAGATACAGTTCCTGTACCTTTTCTGCTCGTTCCGGCTTTTTTTCTTTTGTTCATATAATAATACAAACCTTTTTTAACCGTACGTCCGTCTTTAGTTTTATGTGTTCCTTTTCCCATTATCTAACCTTCATTCCTTTTTTATAGCCCATTCGTTTTGCAACTTGTGGTGCTTTTTTTTTCAACGCTCTTAGACCTTTTCCTTTTTTACCCGCAGGTATTTTTTTCTTAGTCATTACACGTACATCGCTTTCCAAATAGTTTTTCTACTATTTTATTTATCCATTTTTTTAACATAATAAATTACTTGTTTATTTTGCCAGATTTTTTAGCTTTAGAACCAAACTTACCATAAGACTCATTAGCAGAAGCTCTAAGTTGTTTCTTAGTTCTTTTCTTTTTAATTCTCATAGCGATTGATTCGTCTTTTCTATCTTTGTAACCCTGTTTTTTCTTTTTAACAGAACCACCTTTTTTGTACATAGCTCCACCTTTCATACCCATATCATCTTTATAGTAGCCAGATGCCATATCTTTTCTTGCTGTAGACATTCCGCCTCCCATTTTTCCTACACGTCCACCAGATTTATATCTGTAGCCGTTTCTTACTCCGTTTTTTCTCATTATTTTTTTCCTCCGTTGTTTCTAAATATTTGTGTTCCCTTTATACCATAAATGCTCGCCACGACAAGGATCCACAAATTTGTAAACCACGACGGCAATGACGCGAAATGGTCAAAGAAAATTTTTACTTTGTCCATCGCAGTCGGATCGTCACTTACGACTGCCCAGGCCAGAATCGCGATGGGCGCCGAGAGGATCACTAAAACCGCCTCGTCTTTCCAGTCAGATTGCCTAGCTTCTAATAATTTACCTTGGTAAGCTTCCTTACCCTCAGCCATACGCGAAGCGTGCATAAGTTGTGCTTCACTCATAGCCATTTTCGTTCTCTGCTTGTTAGCGTAAATTTTACTTCCAGCAGAAACGGCTAATTTAATTGCCGATAACCACATAATTTAATACCAAGTTGCTTTTACAGGTTTTTTGTCGGCTCTCATTCTTCTAGTGCCCTTAACATCTACAACCTGTGACTCATTAGGGTCTGTAGCTTCGATTTTAACGCCACCTGTTTGGTAACCGTCTTTGCCTACACCTAATACTTTTTCAACTTTAGGTTCTTTAGCTTTTTTCATAATAGTTTCTCCTTAATTTAGGTTATATCTACTTTTTTTTAAAATTTCTACCAAAATCGTGAACTTTACTAGCGTCAGACATCTGTTGTTTAGCTAATGACACTCCAGCTCGTAGATTTGCTAGTTCTTCGTTCTGTTCTAGCTTAGCTTCTTGATTTTCTTGGTTCATCATAGCTTTCATTTTGTCTAAATTCAATCTTTCTTGGCCTTCTTCTTCTTTTCTTTCGTTATCCATTGCCTTTAAATCAACTTCTCTTGATTTTATCTTCAATAATGGATCACCAGCAAATTCACCAGTAATTTTTTCTTCTTCTTTAGCGTAATCTTCTTGCATTTCAGCAATTAGTTGCGCTTTTCTAGCTTCAATAGCGTTTGTTATCTGTTGAACTCGTTGTTGTTGTTGCATCATTTGTGGATTTTGCATCATACCTTGTGCCATAGCAGGATTCATAGCCCCCATTTGTTGTTGAATCATTTGTAACTCTTGTAATTCTTCTACAAATTCTATTTGAACTTGTTCTTGTGCCATTAAACTAATGTGTTCTAATATATTTTTTTGCATTGCTGCCATAACCATTGGATTATTTTGTACCATATTCAATCTCATAAAATTTAAGTGAGCATCTATGTGTGCTTTATGATCTTGACCTGGAAAAGCTTGAAATGGTTTTTGTGACATAGCTAAAATATGTTCTAACGCAGGATCCATCGGCGCTGGTTGTGCCGGTGGTGGTAAAATTGCATTTACATTTTTAACACCCAGCGCATCGTACATTGATCTGTATGCTTGATACAAATTATGCATTTGAGGATTTGATTGCGCTAGTTGTAACTGGCTTTGAGCCAAACTAATTCTTTGTGTTTGACTAAAAATATTAGGATCTGCTACAGGTAAGATATCTATTCTGTCATCAAAGTCTTGCATTTTAACTTCTCGTCTTGCACCTGGAACATCGTATGGATAAACGGGTGGTAAATAAGTTTTAAATACATTTGCTAATAATTTAAATTCTTCTTTAAGTCCTACATATAATCTTTTGTGAATCGCTGACATTACACGTGAACCACGTTCTAACAATGCTACTGTAGTCCCAACTGCAGCTTGTTGATTCATATCTCCAACTTGCATATCAGAAATTGCTGCAAATCTTTGACCTGCAGAAACTACAACACCCATTAATTGTAATAAAGTTTGATCAGGTCCTTTAAAAGGTAAAGTCATAAACTGATCTTTAATATTACCGCCAGGCGCATCTACATCTCTAAATTCACCAGGTTGTAATGGTTGTGCATCATCTCTAACTCTAATACCTCTAGATTTAAATCCTGCTGGTAAGTTAGCTAAAGTTCCTGCATCTAATAATTGTCTTAACGCAGCTGTAGCTGTTCTAGTTAAACCACCAATCATATGTATTAAACCAAAACCATAGAAACCAGTTCCAGGTAAAAATTTAAATTGAACAAAGTAATTAATTTTATTTTTCTTAGGATCTTCTGCTTTATAATTTCTTCTTATAGATAAAACTTTATTGTTAGCTTGAGCAACAGTTATAACATAAGGAAGTTTAATTCCTGTAGGTTCACCATCTTGACCCATATCTTCATAACCATCTAAATCTAAATTAGTATGAATTTCATAAAGTGTGTATTGATCTTCTTGACCATCTTTAGAAATTCCTTCTAGCTCTAATTTTTTATCTTGTAATTGATTTTCTGTAACAGGTGGTGTTCCTAATTCTATATCTCTGTAGAATCCTGCTACTTGTTGTTTTCTTAATTCATTTTCTGAAATTTTAATAACGTGAATAACTGCCTCTGCATCTTCTAATGAATTTGCAGAATAAGGTACGATTAAATCATCTGCAGGTACAAATTTAGAAACCGCCCTACCTAAAAGATCGTCATAATAAACTTTCTTAAAGGTAGATCCGGATAGAGGGAGATAAAAAAGCATTTGGTCAAATTCTGGTTCATATTCTTTCATTTGATCCATAATTTGATAATTCATAAAATCTTTAACACGTTTAGCTTGTTCTTCTTTAGCAACATTAACGTCACCTAAAATTTGAGTTCTAACTGGGCCGTCTGATGGTAATAATTCTTTGTAAGCTTGTGCTTGAAATTGTGTAACTGATTCAGCAAGTACCGGGTGATTAACACCTGATGCACCTCTAAAAGGTTCTGTTCTTCTTTCGTATTTAAAACCTAAAAGTTCTAAACCATTTTTATAAGTATCTTCCCAATCACCACGAGATTCTTTATACTCGTTGTATTGGTCAATCATTTTATTACCTAAAGGTTCTAAAACTCCATCTTCTAAAGTTTCTGCAAGATTTGCAAAGTGATCTTGACTTGGATCAATTTCTGAAGCATTAGGGTCAAACGAAATTTCTGCTCCACCATCTTCAGTCATATCTACTTCTATAGTGGCCATTTGGCTATTCTACCTTCTTTTAAATAATGATTCAACACCTGACTCGCTGATATCAGGTATTTTAATTACTGTCAAACTTACATCTTCATTAACAGGACCTCCATCAGCCATTTTAGTCTCTGGCTCACGTTTCAAAATTTCTATAATTTCATCTGCAGATTTACCTGCATCTTTTAAACCAAAAGCCTGTTCAATAGCTGCAATAGCTTCTGCTTTTCTTTGTAAGTTTGTATCATTGCCTACCATTTGTGCCATTTCATCAGGCATACCTGGAAACTTAACTTTAAGCGCTTCTGGTGTTAGTTCCTCGATAGGAAGTTTATCAACTTCTATTTTTAAACTTTGTCTGTAATAATCATCCGTCTGTGGTCCACCATATTGTTGCATTGCGGTTAGCTCATCTGCTTCATCAGGAGTAAACAATCTAGAGTCACCAGACATTTCAGCTTCTTCAGCTTTCTTTTCTAAAAATTTTTTTCTACCTGATTCTCCTGGTTTAGGATCTAATCGGCCAGCTTTGTAATCTACAAACATTTGAGCTTCATAAGCTTTTTGATCTTTTAAAATTTGATTTGCGCTCTCAAGAGTGCCATCAAAATCATAATATTCTTCTGTTGGATCTAAACCAAATTCATCTGCAAAATCTCTAATCTCATCATCAGTCATTTGTTTCTTTTTTCCTTTGGCTAATTTTGCAAGTGCAGCAATACCATCTTTAACAAACTTACCACTTTTAAAACCTACTCTGCCACCTGCAGCATATTTTTTCTTAACAAATTTTTCAAGATTACTAATACCACCAGCTATTCCTTCTTGTTCTTCTTTACCATAAGGTCCATAAATTTCTTCAGCTTCATATAATTCTTCTACCGTTCTACCCTTTGTAGTTTCATCTGCTGTTTTTCCTATTGCACCCATTGCTCTGGTACCTTCATCTGTATCAAAATATACAGAAGTTGTTCCATCACCCATATTGACATCAACCATAATGTCTGACCTTTCTGGATGCGTAAAAGTTTGAATTCTATCTTCTTCTTTAATTAAAGTTCCTTCATCCATAACTTTTTTGATTACAGAGTTAAAAAAGTCCACACCTCTACTTGCAACTTGTTCAATACCTTCACGCGCACCTTCGGTTTTAAATACGTTTACATATTTACCAATAGCGGGTGCACTAGCTAAAGCAATTAATCCTTTTATAAAACTTCGTCTATTCATTTTTATTCAATAAGTTGTATATCATACCTTCGTTATTTTTATAATTCTTATATGCATCATATCCTGTCATTCCCAATCCTAATGCTAGTCCAGGTAATCCTAAAAATCTAGATGCTCCCGCAATCATTTTTGGACTCATACCCATTCTTAAAATTTGTCCTGTAATACCTGGTCTTGCTGCACCTACGTTACTTAAGTTAAAATAATTCTTTGCACCTTCTAACATTGTTCGTTTGGGTGCATTTCTTACAACTCCAGAAAGTTTTGATAAGGGTTCCATTAATGAAACACCTAATGCTGGTCCTAATGGATCAGTTAATACTTCTGTCATTGTTTCACCTTCGTCTAATCTTTTACCTGCAACAGCTCCTTCAAATAAACCTGTAACTAATGGCGTTCCAAAAGTTGTAAGCACAGGTCTTAGTGCACCACTAATTCCTAATGTAGATCTAATTTTACCTCTACCTAATTTTCTTGCACCTTTGTAAGCTCCGGGTATTTCTTCTGCAGCAAATCCTAAAGATGTTCCTGCTGCAACTTTTATTGGGTTGTCCTTGACGTATTCTAAAATTTGATTTTGATCTGCTTTTTTATCATCAGTAGCATTTACAATTGATCCTACTGTAGCATCATATTTAAGTGGTACAGATGGTAATTTTTTAGCTTCTTCGGTAACACTAAATTGTTGTTTAACTTCTGATTTCGATGTTTCTCCAGCATTAGCTGCGAAAGAAAGTACTCCTGCACCTCCTACTCCTAATAATATTGTTTTAAAAGCTTTGCCTACAGGTCCTGGAACTTTAGATAAACTATTAACAGCTTTACTGTTCTGTATAGCTTTAGTTCCTTGATATTTTTTAAATATATTAATTCTTTGTGCTGCGGACGTTGCATTTTTTAAAAGTCTATCTACTATGTTTGTAAATCTACTTGTTTCCTCTCCAGGTTTTGCTTTTGTTTCTAAATTAATCATTGCTTGTCTTGCCATTTCGTTTCTTGGGTTTTTGAGTTGATCTAATCTTGGTATCATTTGAGATTCTTTTAAAATAACTCTACCATCTCTTATATCAAATCCACCAATATCTGCTCCTGTTAAATCTTTAAATTCTTTTTGTATTTTTTTCATTTCTGCTTTGGCTTCTGCTTGAACTCTAGGATTACCTGTCTGCGCTCTGTTTGCTTCAGTTATAATTCTTCTATCAAACTTTTTACCTTTATATTCATTTAACTTATCTGATATAAGTTGAATTCTTAAAAAATTTTTTTTGTAGTTAGGGAAATCTCTCATTAAAGCTTTAATGTCCGTATGGTCTCCTGCCATCTTGACATCAAAACCTGCTCCAATTTTACCAAGATCATCAATTAATTTAATATCTTTTGCAGGCAATCCCAGCATTCTAGCTATTGCACTGTTGTTTAATTCTGTTTTACCTTGGCTTGCTATTTCAATTAAGTTTCCTGCAAACTTATCATTAAATCCTATTGGCTTTTTAATTGACGAATAAAGTTTAGTTTCATAGCGGCCGTCTGATGTTCCTTGATATAAACCTCCTAGTTTTTCTAATCTATTTTTTAATTGTCCTGCAGCTTTAGCTAAAGGTTGATTTGTTGCTTCAGCATACTTTTGTGATAAAAATCTAAATTTTTCTCCACCAGTAATATTGTTATCTAGGATATATCTAGAATTTTTTTTAAGAACTTTATCTAAAGCAGCTACTTGAGGATAAAGTTTAGCGTGTCTACTTACTAATTCTTTATCTAAACCTAATCTTGCAACAGCTGATTTAACAAAATTACCACTCATTTTTATATTTTGATTATCAGCAATTCTTTTTGCTATTTGATGAGCGTTGTCTATATCAGGATTTTCTTTAATAAATTTTTTAACTAGATTATCTCTAAATTTTTCTTCTTGAGGAGTATATTGACTTGTAGGATTTTTAATTATTTTTTTTATTTTACCTTCTTTCTGTAAGCTAGCCATTAATTTTTTAACATTTTTATAATCTATTTTTTCTTTTGCGTCAGAAGGATTAATAAGTTTTTCTTTAACAAGTTTTTCATAAATTTGTTTATCACTTAAAGTTTTTGCTAACTCAGCAACTCTTTTTCTAATCTTTGGAACTTCACTTATCTTTGATCCTCTATAAACAAACTCATTTGGAAATTTTGAATTAATATAATCACCCACTTGAAAAGCTTTTAAATTAACTTTAGCTTCTTTTGCAATATCTTCTAATCCACCTTTAAATAAAATTTTACCAGAATCTTTTTTCTTTTGTAAAAAGTTATCTAACTTTTTATATTCATCTCGAGCCAATACTCTTGGGTTGTTTCTATTTTCAAATTTTAATTTTGCTCCTGCTCTTTGACTTAAATTTAAATCTTTTCCCCAATCTTTACCGGGATAGTTTTTCTTAAACCAATCTTTCATTTCATCAGGTATATCTTTTGCTTCAACTTGTTTTTTAAATTTAAGTGCTTGTTCAGGCGTTGCGTATTCTGATTGTTTTAAATATTTTTTAAGTGCTTTATTATCATACCCTTTAACCCCCGCTCTAATTTCAGTTAACATAGGAACTCTGCCATTTTCTTTTTTAAATTTTGTGGCAAAATCTTTATATTTTTTTTCAGTTGCTTTTTGTCTAAGTATTTCTTTATTTTTAGTAGGATCTACTTTTTGATATGCTTCTCTGGCTCTTACCCTGCTAGCTATTTTTTGTTTATCATCCGCATTGAGGTCATTCCAATTTTTACCAAACTCTTTTTGAGCTTCGGCATTAAATAAATCTATGTATTTAGATTCGCCTAATTGACCCATTATTTCCTCCTAACGAACATTGAAGCTTTACCCACTAAGAAACAAATAGGTTCTAGAATCTTTCTATATACTCTACCAAGGGTATGAGTTTTACCTTTCATCTCTTGTTTAAGATCTAATGTTCTGTGTCTTGCTATGTGTTCTAAAGTTTTCTTAACTACTTTGTTTAGTTTGCCTTCTTCTTTTGCAAATTTAACTAATGGTAAGAAAATTTTATGGTAACCTGCCTCGTATTCTTTTGGTAAGTCTTTAGAGTGTTTTAACCAAATTTTATTTCTAAAGTTTCCAAAACCATAAGAGTCGTTCATCATCGTACAAACTATTTTAGAACTTCCTCCACTTGGGCCTGCTCCTCCCGTTACATCATTAGGATCTCTACCCATTCCTGTTTTACCAAAACCTGTATAATTTCTTCCTTTCATACTTACACCAGCTATTTCATTTCTAGCTTCATAAAGATCTTTAATTGTTTGTTTAGAAATATCTGTTTGAGCTGCTTTTCTATTTTGTATATTTGAAATTCTATTATTAATAGCTCCAACAGGTCCTCTACCAAAAGCAGATACAGCGTTGTATCCTGACATAATTCCACTTGGTCCATAAATACCACCGACTGCTGATCTACCTTGTGGGCTTAAAGCGTTATAAGCTCGTTGTGAAGTTCCATATCTTGCTGGTGCTATATTTTGAAATAAATTTCCTATTCCTCGTCCCAACATTCCTGTTAAAGATCTTTCACCTATGAAAGGTAAGTATTCTTCTAACTCTAAATCTTTTACAAAATTCCCAGCACGTTGAAACATATTTTGTGATGGTTGTATGTTAGGATTCGTAAAAGCACCTGGATCCATTTCATAATCCATACCTTGAACGTTAGTTCTTGAGATTGCGTCTCCTATTTGCGGAGTTGAAGTTGGCATATTACCAACCCTAGGATTAAAATCTTCATATCTGTTGGTTGCAAAATAATCATTAAATATTGCGTCGTCATAAAATTTTTGACTAGCATATGGATCCATTCTTGTAGATCCATCGTCCATCTTTGTGTAAACATTTTCACCCATTTTTCCATAAGCTCCAGGTGCTAATTGATCTGCATAACGTTCATCAAGATTTATTGGAGAACTTGTTATTGGTGAAGAACCATATGTCATACCTTCAGCCTCAGCTAACGCACGAAAATCTTCTGGTCTTAATTCTGCATTACCCATTTCTGTTGGAGATAAAGTAAAAAAAGCTGCTTGAGCGGGTAAACTAGCTAAAGTGCTTATCACTTTAGGAGCAAAGTTCATTATTCCTGCTCCTGTTTTTGCTACAGGACTTTGCAAAAATTTTTCATATAACTGTCTTTGCCCTGATGTACCTCCAGCTAAATTACTTGCTTTATCACCTAAATTAAAAGCTCCCGCTGAATATTTAAAGGGAGCCGTCATTTTTTGAAGAGTTGTATTTCTTGGTATTGCTCCTTTTCCCGTGTAATTAGGATCAAATCCTTTAAGGTTTTTACCAAATCCAAATGCACCTTCATCAAGAATATTTTTTCCTATTTGACCGTAAGACATATTCTTAACAGCTTGTTGAGTTGCTAGTTTTTCTCCAGGTCCAGCTCCAGTATATAAAAATTTATTAATTATATTCTCAGCCATTATACTAATCCACCGTCCGCGAATCTCGGTTCGGGTTTTTGTACTCTCGACATAATCTCATCGACATATTTATTCCAAAAAGTTAAATCGTAATTAATGTCTTCCATTTCTAATTCATCAGCAACTTTTTGTACAAAAGCTTTTGGCTCGTTTTGTAGACGATCTCTTACGTCTGATAAATTTCTAAATATAAAATTAACTTTTTCTTCATCGACTCCTGCTTTTTCTAAATCATCTACAATTCCATTATTAATTTTTGTTATAACATTTCTAGACATTTGACCATAAGACTCAAAACCCATTGGTCCATCATTATAGCCTTCACCTTTCCACCAGTTTGGTCCGTAGTTTGCTATGTCATCATCTAGATCAGCTAATGCTTCTTGTTTTGAAATTGTGTCTGCATTCATATCCGCGGCACGCGCTAAAGTAGTCGCGGCTCGTTTGCCTTCTGCAACGTCTTTAATTTTTGCAACGTCCATTACATCTTTATTCTTTATTCCCGCTGCGCGCATCGCTTTCATAAAGCCAGCTAGATCGTCTCGTTTAATTTCTTCTGACATTCCACCTTTAGGGTATAGTGAACCGAGGCCTTTTCTAGATTCTTTAACCTCTTCAGCAATTTTAGACATTTCTTCGGGATTAAATGATTTGTTAAATTCTTGTTCTAATATTTCATCAAACTCAGACATACCTGTCTTAGCTTTGTTTTTAAGTTTCATCGCTTTTTCTATTTCTAATAATTCGTCAAAAGTTTCATTACCTCTTAACGTAACACCAAGATGTTTTTGCATTGCTGGATAATTAATTTTTCCCGTAAACATACCACCCATAGGCATAATAGTTTCTCTTGGGTCTACACCTTCAAGAGTTGTAACGTTGCTTGGAGCGTTGTCTTGGAATTCTTTTAAAATAATATCACGTTCTTCATCGGTAACTGACTTACCTGTTGTGTTAAAATAATCTGTAACTACATCTTGAACTTTTGCAGCCCCTGATTTAATATCGTCGCTAAATCTTAATAGTGTTTGTAATAATAATCTGTTCGCCATTAGTAATACGTTCTCTCAGTTCGCGGCAATGCATTATCTTTTTCGTCTTCAGGGTGAGATATAAATCCTCCCTGTCTAAAGCGCATTATCGCTTGGGTTGTACTGTCCACCAAATCATCGTGATCTCCATACGGAAATGATGCACACTCTTCAATAACCTCTTCTGCGAATTTTTCATCCGGCGCCCAAATTTGTCCTGACTCAAAGAGAGGGGACACAGCGTTTACTCTAGCGTGTTTATCTTGTCCTTTGCTAGGAGTATAGTTTATAACAGGAATACCCATCTTACGCAATTCATAAGTTAAAGGTAATCCAGATGCTTTAGACTCAATAATAACTGTTTCAGGGTTCCAATATCTATACTGTTCAAGAGCTTCTTTACGAAGTTCAGGAAACTCTAATCTATCTTTAAATGCATCTAATAGTATTAAATTAGCAGGTGAGTCTTCATCAGGGTAAAATACACCCCAAGTCGTAATAGCAGAATAGTCGGCAGTTTCTTTTTTAAGAAAGGCTGTATCATAACTTTGAATGATATGTTGTAATGGAGGTATACTAGGTTTTTCCCAAACCTTCCACCATTCACGTTTGATCAACGATCCTTCTTCAGCTGTTGGATTTTGCATCCATTGTGCATTCCATTTACCGATAGAGATAGAAGCTTTAACTCCTTCTAGTTCATCTAGCTTCCAATACTCTGGCCACACAGGTTTTTTACTTGGTAGGATTGCTGGAAACTCAATAACTTCCCACTGATCTGATTTTAATTCTTTTTGATTCTTTAACAACATCCCTGTTAGATCTTTCATATTCCATCGTGTCATTACAACTACAATCGCTCCACCGGGTTGTAAACGTTGTCTAGGTCCTGATGTATACCAGTCATAAGCTCGCTCAAGAGCTGTAACATTCATTGCATCTTGCTCCGAGTGTGGATCATCGATGATAAGTAAGTCCGCACCACGGCCCGTGATTGCAGAGCCAACACCGGCTGCGTAGTATTCACCGCCCTGTTCGGTTTCCCATTTACCAGCTGCTTGACTATCCTCTCGTAATCTTGTTTTAAAAACTTCTTTGTACTCTGGTGAATCCATTAAGTTTTTAGCTTTACGACCGAATCGTATAGCAAGCTCCGTGGTGTGTGTTGATTGAATTATTTTAAGATCAGGCTTACGACCCACCATCCACGATGGTAATAAAAATGACGCAAACTCTGACTTCGTGTGTCTAGGTGGCATATTAATTATAAGCCTTTTAATTTTACCTTGTGCGAGCTTATTAAATTTGTCAGCAATTTTTTTGTGATGCTTGCCCTCGATAAACTCTGGCCATACGTGTCTAACAAATGTTAAAAAATCTTTGTGTACTTTTTCTTGTTTGGTTTTTTCATCTAGCTTCATTGCTAGTTTTAGAAATTCTTTCTGCGCGTCAGGCGGCAGCTTGTCAATGATTTCTTGTTTCATAAAATTTTTTG